AAACAACTTCGTTACAGAGAATGGTATTCGTGTAGAAGCACATAGTACACAAGAATCAGTCCGAGGTCGTATTCACTTAAACCAAAGACCAGACTTCTTACTCTTAGACGATATAGAAACCAACAAGACAAAGGACTCCCAAGCATATACAAAGCAAGTTAAAGACCACATAAGTGAAGCTATGGCAGGAATGTCACCTGATGGCTGTATGTTATATCTTGGTAACTACATTACAGAATATGGAAACATTGCCTACATAATAAAGCGAGCTGAAATAGACAAAGGTATTCGTATTCGTAACATACCAGTAATGGCAGACGGATTGCCAACGTGGGAGGCAAAATACGCCCTTACAGACGAGGCAGCAGAAAAGACGGGGAAAGTATCCATTGAAGATAAACAGCGTCAATTAGGCTCTTTTGTATTCTCTTATGAAATGATGAACTTACCTGTTGATGAGTCACTAGCAGAGTTTAAAAAAGAATGGTTCCAATATGCTACTGAAGATGATTTCCGACACTTAAACATTTTAACTTTCATAGCGATAGATACAGCAGTTTCTCAAAAGGAAAGTGCAGACTTTACAGGTATAACAATCGACAGAGTATCTCAAGAAGGTAAACGATACATCACAGCATATAAACTAAAGATAAACCCAACTGAACTCATTGAACATATATTTTATTTATACGATAAATATAAACCTGAGATTTTAGGAGTAGAAGAAACTGTATTCCTTCTGGCTATACAGCCTTTCCTTGAAGATGAAATGAGGAAAAGAAATAAGTTTATCACTATTACACCTCTAAAGCATGGTGGGGTAAAGAAAGAAACAAGAATTAGAGGTTTGATACCACTTATGGAAAGTAAATCTGTATTCTTTGTAGGTGATTGTCATGAGTTAGAAGAAGAAATGCGTGTATTTCCTCGTGGAAGGTTTGATGACACGCTAGATTCATTTCAGTATGCTGAACAAATTGCATTTAAGCCATATCCACCGACTATTTTCAAAAAATTTGAAGAAGAAAAACCACTTTATCCATCAATAGGGATATAAAGTTTGCATGTATAGTTATATAGTTATATAATTATATGGTAACAATCAATGGATGGGGAAATCCAAATAATGCCTTCAATACCATTTAACACTCGTCAAAAAATAATCAATCAAGCTTTAGAAGAATTACAATTCGCTCGCAACTTTAAGCAAGGCAAAGTTCAAAACTGGAAAGTTAATGAAATGCTTTACTACTCCCGTAAAATATCACCAGAAGCTTCACGTTCTAACGTAGACCTCGGACAGATGTCAGCGTTTGTTCATACCTTATTATCAAAGATTGATAACCCTTTAGTATTTAAGTTTACAAAAAGAAAAGAATCTCAACTCTCAAGAGTAAAACTACTTAATGGACTTCGTGTTATAGACCAACAGAGAAACAACTGGGATATTAAAGACATTGCAGGAAAGAAACAAGCTATCATTTATGGTCGTGCTATTTACTCGTATACAGCACAAAGTGATAACCAGAAATACAAAGCTAATCTTGAGAATGTTGATGTATATGACTTCTTAATTGACCCTTCAGCAGGTGGTATTGAAATAGAAAAAGCACAGTACATGGGTAGATATGGCGTAGTAAAGACTAAGACAGAACTTATGCAAGGTGTAAAAGATAAGATGTATCTCAAAACAGAAACAGACAGACTGATTGAGGGTTCAAGTAATGCAACAGAATCATCTCAAGAACAAACTAACAAACAAGCACGAACATATGATACTAATGTTTGGAATCAACAAAAAGAAATATCTGGCTCAGATAAGTTTAAGTTCTGGGAATGGTACACAACATACGAAGGTTGCAGATACTATCTATTACTACAAGAGACTGGTGCTGTAGCTGTTAGAATAGAAAAACTATCAGAGTTATTTACCTCTGACCTATTCCCATTTTGGACATACGCAGCGTTCCCTGACCTTACAGAGTTTTGGACACCATCGTTTTGTGACTATGTTCGTGAAATATACATGGCAGAAGCTGTATCTATCAATCAACTATTGGACAATGCAGAGGCTATCAACAAACCTCAGAAAGTTGTAAACATAGGAGCGGTAGAGAACCTAGCAGAACTTAAATACCGTAGAGATGGGTATATCCAAGTCAAGAAAGACTTTGATGTAAACAAGGCTGTACAAACTATCACTGTACCAAGTATCACTACTCCTATAGACGTGTTTCAATTATTGGAAGGTATCGTAGAAAAAGCATCTGGTGTTACAGCTGGTGCTATGGGTATGTCTGATGAGGATAAGGTAGGTGTATACAAAGGCAATGAAGCTAACGCAGCAGACCGCTTTGGTTACTTTAACAAAGCATATTCTTTTGGATATACTCACTTTGCTAAGCTCTATGAGTGGGGTGTAAAAGACCACCTAATTAAAAAAGAAGCTATAGATATACTAGGACCTGATGGTGTTGAGGTAGTAATGGCTTCTCGTAGAGATATATTTAGAAAGGATGAGGAGTTTGGATTAAATGTTGAGTCTTCAAATGCAGAACTAGCCCTTTCACAAGAAGAGAAGAACTCTAAACTTATATTCCTTGCTAACAATGCTCAAAACCCTGTACAAAATCCACAGAAAGCATACGAACTATCAGCTACTATTGCAGGTTTTGATGAGGATACTATTAGACAACTTCAAGACTCAGGAGACTTTGGAGATGCAAAGATTATGTCAGAAGCAGAGAGAGATATAGAAAGACTACTTGACGGGGATAAGGTGCAACCAAATCCAGGAGCTAACACTTCATATAAACAAAAGTTTGTTGACTACCTAAAAGACCACCAAGAAGATATTGACCAAGACCAGTTCCAAATGTTTGTAGGATATATTGAATCTTTAGAGGAGATAATTATGCGAAACATGGTACAAGAAGCTAACAGAGCACTTTTTAAGAGTAAGATGGAACAGATAAACAATCCTATGCCTGTTGAGAGCGCCCCAGGTGCCCCAGGAGGTATGGATATTAGTAATAATGGGGGAATTACCCAGGGGATGTAATTATGATGAAATATAAACTAAAGCCAATGGCATTTGTAGTAGAGAAAGGAGAAGAAGTAATCAAGCCAGATGTCAAAGACCGTCTCATTGAAAAGAGAGGAGATGTTGTAGAGTTTACACTATCTGATGTTGAGTTGAACTTCAAGGAAATGAATACAAAGAAAAAGGAATTAGAGGGGAAGCGTGATTATGAGAAAGTTAAAAAGGAAAACATAGAACAGCATCATGCTTTTGTTTTGGAACTATCCGAGCAAGACCTATTCACTGCTTGGATGTATAAAGAAGCATCTGGTTGGGTTACTCTTTGTGAAGAAAAGATAAAACTTATAGATGAGCAAATCGCTTCTGATGAAAAAGAGATAGCAGAGATTAAGTCGCAAATCCCTGAATTAGCAGACATTGAATCACCTTATGGACCAGAACAAATTGGAACAGATAAGTAATAATGAAAACGCTACAATCATAGCTGATGAACTTGATAAAGTGTCGGCTATTGAGGCGTTTAACCTTTCAAAAGGTGGAGCAATACTGTTTAAGAGTTTAATGTCTGACGCTATTAGTTCTATAGACACTCTTGGATTTAAGTACAGCACACTTACACAACAAGAATTTATTGCTTTGTGTGCAGATATGAAAACTAAACTTGACCTTGCAAGAGTGATGAGCAAGGCTAGTAAAAACAAAGACCAAGCACAGAAAGACCTTGAACAAGCCCTATTAGAAAACTAATAGTGTGACTTGTACTGAGTGTATAGGAAATCCCCATTCACCTACATGCTCGGTACAAGCTACATTATTTGCATAGATAAATAGTATAGTGTATAATTTTATTATTGGGGGCATCGGGAGATGTCAAAAATCTATTACAGTTAAGCACTGGTAAAAAACTTCAAAGAGCAACTTTGTAAAAATGTGAAAACTTATGGCTGATGAAGCAATAATCACTCCAGTGGTGGAGGAAACAATACCAACAACAGAGGCAACTGTCGAAACTATAGAGGACACTCCAATAGAAGTAGAAAAAACAATGAGCGAACTGATTCTTGAAAAGGAAGAAGAAAGACCTAACATGGTACCTGAAGGTGTATTTTTAGAGCAAAAGAAAGCTCGTAAAGCACTAGAGAAGGAACTGTCAGACCTTAAAGCTAAAATTAAAGAAGGTTCTTCTACTGAAGAAACTTACGATAATATGGATGCTATCGCTGATGAGTATGATGTTGATAAAGAGTTTATAAAAAAACTATCTTCAACAATCAAATCTCAAGCTAAATCCGAGATGCAAGCAGAAATGTCTGCAAAATCTGAGCAAGAGAATACTGCTAAAAAGTTTGACGATGCTTTTAACAAGCAATACCAAACAGCAATTGACCGAGGACCTGAATTTAAGGAAATTGTCAATGCAGATGTTGTAAAACAACTAGCACTACTTCCTCAAAATGCAAAGAAAACAATCTCACAAATCTTAGAAGAAACATACGGTAACGCTATCCAGGGTAAGCGCACTATTGAAACAACAACTCCTGGTGGGGGTAAAGACCCAGAACCACTTGATTACGAGAAAGCTCAAAAAGATATTAGTTACTATAAAGAAGTAATGGCTGACCCTAAAAAGAAAGCTGAATATAACGAACTTTCAATGAAGAAAGGATTCTAACTCAGAATGGGGATTATTATTTAAACTAATTCCAAGTTGCACTCTAATACATACGGTGTAACTCTAAAAAAATGGCTTTAACAGACTATAAAGTAGCTTTTGATAACTCTTATCAAGAAATCTTTCAAAAAACATTAGTAGCAAAGGATATCATGAATATGCGTATGGAGCCTGTGCTCACATACGGTGGTTCAGTGACTCGTGTTGCTCTTGACCTCTCAGCAGTATTGGTTCGTTCAACTGTTCGTGGTAATGCTTCAACTATTGACGCTATCACTGACACAGCTGAAACATTAACAGTAAACCTTGAAAAAGAAACAGCTTTCTATCTTTCAGACGGTGAAGTCACTCAGACTGGACCTTTGAAGGCTATGGAATTTGCAGGTAAGAACGTCGCACGAAAACTCGCTATCGACCTCGATGGACGATGTTTTGCAGAAATATTAAATGCATCTTTCTCTTTCGACAATGGTGACCTTACAACAGGTGTATCATCAGGTACAGCTATCACTCTTTCATCAACTACAGTTCCACAAATGACAACTCGTCTTGGTGCTAAGCTCCGAAACAAGAACAACCAAGAAGTTATGACTAACATGGCTTTGGTAGTTGACTCTTACGCAGCTTCTGACATCTCACAGTTCATCATTTCAAAGAACATTGACCTTGCAGGTGCAGTGTTTAAGAACGGATATGCAGGTGATGTTTCAACAGCACAAATGTACATCTCAGAAAACCTTCCTTCAACATCAGTTCTTTCAATCGCTACTACTCCTACAGATGGAGACACAGTAACTATCGGTGGTGTTGTATTCACATTCAAGACTACTCTTGGTTCAACAGCAGGTAACGTTGCAATCGCTGGTTCAGCAGATGCAGCACGTTTGAATCTTTCTGAGCTTATTAACGCTCCAGGAACTACAGATGCAGGACAAGTTGCTCTTTCAGCAGCTAACCAAATCATCATGGCTCAATACGTTGCAGTAGACGTTGCAGCAGCAGACACAATGACTGTAAATGGTACAGGAACAGGACGAACTCTTGTCTCTGAGACTTTGACAGACGCAACAGATACTTGGACTAGAAACTTCATCAATGCTTACTACGGTAAGAAAGGAGCTATTGACCTTGTTGTACAAGACCAAAAGGAAGTTGACATTCGTCAGACTTCAGACCGCCGTGGAAACAACATCTTCAGTTCATATCTTGCAGGTATCAAAACCTTCGCAGATGGTGCTAAGAAGTTTCTGAACGTTAAAATCCTAGTTGCATAGTCGTAATTAGATTATTATTAACTAATTAAAAAAACGATATGCAAACAGATTCAGATTTAGGTTATCAATTTATCATTTATACAAAATCCCCATCTGGCTTGATTCTTCAAGGAGAATTCGTCAGTGTCCCACCAAATACAGCAAATAAGTTTGCTCTTGGGTGTATTGTTACTGATAAAAATTCAGGGTATAGATATAGAAATGTTGGTACAGTCGCAGCTCCTGTTTGGGAAATGGATGTTATTTCAGCTTCCGTTTCACTCACAGCAGCACAACTTATCTCTTTCTACACTACATCGATTGAAGTTATCCCAGCAGTTCCAGGGAAGGCTATTATCCTCGACAGTTTCGAGTTTGACCTCACTGGTACAGGTACTCAGTTCACTGGTGGAGGTGTTGTAAATCTACAATACGCTTCAACAGCAAACGGAGCTGGAACAACTTTGCACGCAGATATTGCAGCATCAGTTGTAACAGGTGCTACAGCTAGAGTAATTACATTTCGTATTCCAAAAGACCAGTCTGCTATTGCAACAGCAAGTATTACTGGAGTTGGTGTCTTTATTGGTTGCAAGACAGGTGTCTTCGCTACTGGTACAGGTACTGCAGTTCTAAAGGTAAAATATCACTTGATATAGTACCTACACTTATCCCCTTTATGGGGGATAGGATGTGAGTATTAGTAATAAACACAAATAACAATGGCAACAGCAACAGAAATAATTACAAACTTTGAGTTACAAGTATCAGATGTTACTGAACTTTCTTCATCAGAAGAGTTGTACATTCTTAATCGTGTTTATAACAAGGTTATGTCCTCAAGACCTTGGGAACTATTAAAAACACCAGCATCAGGAACTATGCTTGGCTCTGGTGTAGATGGTTTTTATGTAACAATGCCATCTGACTTTGCTTTCTTTTCTCCTAACTACCAATATACAAACAACACTTTATCTCCACAGAACAATGCAGCACCTGTAATGATATTTGTAGGAACTAATAATGCTGCGTATCAAGTAGTAAACTTCTCAGACCGTAGACAATATCTTGGTAGTACAGGCTATGCGTACCTCGACCTTGCAAACAGTAAGATAGTATTTACAGGGACACCTGTATCAACTACTTATAGTTTTGATTATATAAAAACTCCAGTGGCACTTACAGCAGGTGCTACACCTATTATTCCTACACGCTTTCAGGATGTCTTGGTATACGGTATGGCTGTAGACAATGAGATAGTTCAAATGTCCCCAAAGGCTACAAGCTACGCTCAAGAGAACCAAGCAAAGTATGATTCCATGTTACTAGATATGGCATACTGGAACTCAAAGTTAATTTTGAACTAACTATGGTCAACAAAGAAATCAAGTTATATAAATCAGGTGTAAACAATCTTCTTGATGATGAAATTATTCCATCTGATGCAGCTTCTTCTAGTCTAAACTGGTTTACACAAGACGGTAAGATAAAACTTATCCCTGGTAAACTTCTCGTTGGCGCAGCAGGTGTTGCAGGTAAAATAACTGGTGAAATCTTTGGATATAAAGTAGACGGTTCAAAGGTTCACTGGAGAAAAAAAGGAACTGTTATCCAATACCTAAACAGTACTACTTGGACTAATGTCGTTACAGGACTAACTTCAAATGCTGACTATACTTTTACAAACTACTCCTCTTTGGCAGGAGCTTTTACCTATGCTTTCGGTATTGACGGTATATATAAGTTCAACAACGCAGTACCAGCATCGTTTTGTTCAATGTTCAGTAGTGCAGTCAACTTCAAAGGATATGCTTTTATAGATAAAGGGCGTGCAATATTGTGGAACAGAACAGAAGATAAAACAGGTATATATGGTTCATGGATAGACAATCAAAGAGTAGTTTCAGGTTCAACAGGTGTGTATACAGCAGTAGCAGGTGAAGCTACTACCTCTCTAACTGGAACACTCGCTTTCAAAGCAGGTGGTGCAACTCGTAATGCTTTTGCTGTAACTATAACGCTTACTGGTACAAGTGAAGTGTACACTGATGCCTATCTAGGAGTGCTCACAGGCTCTCTAGGTGGTACTGGAACTATAAACTATATATCAGGTGCTTATACCGTTTCAAACGCAGGGGTGGGCACTGTAGCGTATCAATGGGAGGACTCAAACTTGCGTGGTGTTACAGATTTTAGAAAGACAGCAACAAGACTAGCAGGGGAAGGTTTTCAATTTCCACAAGACGAAGGTGGCGATGCTATCCTAAATGTTTTGATAGGTTCTGATGGATATTATTCTATGAAAAGACAATCTGCATATCTCTTATCTATAGCATCAAACGACACAGATGCTACAAATGATGTTTACCGAAAAGAAATAGGACTTCAATCACTACGAGGTGCATTTTCTACTAGCAAGGGTATTGTTTTTATGAATACCTCAAACCAAGAAAAACCAGAGATGACAATTTTAGAGAAAGACCCTGTAGGTGGAAGTCTTGAGCCACGAGTATTATTCTCACAATTTAAGTTTGCTAACTATAAATACGATGATTGTACTATTGATACATATGAAAGATATATTCTAGTTGCTTGTAAAACTGCAGATGCTACAAATAATGATATTGTTTTGCTTTGTGATATTACAGATAAGACGGTAGATATAACATCGTATCAATGTAGAACTTTTGCTAAGAACGGTAGTGAACTTTTTATGGGTTCTTCTGTATCAGAAACAATCTATCAGCTATTTTCTGGTTTCGATGATGACGGTTTTTCTATAGAGAACAACTGGATAGGTAAAGCAGAAACTTGGGACACAAATAAACTTAAAAAGTATAGAAAAATGAGACTCAAAGGGTCAATAAGTGCAGACCAAAGTTATGCTGTTTATGTAAACTATGATGACAATGGAGCACAGCTAGTTGGTACAGTCTTAGGTTCAGGCTCTTATGTTGACTACTCATCTCCGCAAACTATAGGGTCGAACTTTGTCGGCTCTGCTCAAATCGGAGGTGATAGCCTTACAAACATCTTTTCTTACTTCTTAGAAATAAGATTAAAGAAAGTGCCTAAATTTAGAAAAAGAAAGGTATCATTTATCGCTCTAGGAATAGGATATGTAGACATAAGTAACCATATTGATGTAGATATATCCTTGTATGAGGATAAGATTCCAACAAGATTTAGACAAAAACAAAACGTTTCTTTATCAGGTGCTGTAACAAATCAAAATAACCCAGAATTTTAGTATGAAAAATTGCAATATACAAAACAAATATGATATAATTATTATTAAGGATGGGGGAACAATATAATGTCAACTCTAACAGGCGTAATTCTCGCCGACTTTACAACATCTCTAGCCTCAGCGTTGGCTGTTGGTGCAACTACAGGAACACTTCAATCAGCAACTGATGATGATGGTGTAACTTTACCAACTGGTGTATATTATTTTACACTTGACGGTTCAAACTCTAGCAAAGAGCATATTCGCTGTACACTAACTGGTACAGCTTTAAGTGCTATTTTTTCAGTATCAAGACAAGGTGTAGCAACATCTGGTGTAGTTCGTGCTCACCGTCTCGGAGCTTCTGTTTCTCTTACAGACTTTGCACACTTAAAAATTATAAACGACCTAGTAAATGGTACAACTGACCTAAATGCTTCTATCCCACTTAAATACGATGCTACTGCAACTATCTCAAACGCTAATCATCTAGCTACAAAGGCATACGCTGATGGTCTTGCTATTGCAGGTTCTCCAGACTCTACTACTTCCACTAAAGGTATCGGACGTGTATCTGTAGCTCCTGTTTCTGCTGCTATTCCAATCTTTGTAGGTGATAATGACCCTCGAAATCAGGTAGCTAATAGAATACCTAACACTTACGCAACAGATACAGGTGCTGCTAATGCTTATGCAATTGCAATACCAAATGCTCCCTCTGCTTATGCTCTTGGTCAAATCTTTTCTTTCCGAGCAGTAAATGCAAATACAACAACTTCAACATTAAATGTAAATGGTCTTGGTGCAATTGCAATCAATAAACTAGCAGGTGCAACAGCACTTGTCGCTAATGATATTCTCGCAAATCAACTTGTAGAAGTACAATACAATGGTACTAATTTTCAGATGACAAGTCCTGTGGGGAATGTTGTCCCAGCAGCACAAATATTAACTAATGTTCAAATATTTACAGCAGATGGAACTTGGACTAAACCAGCTGGAGCAAAATCAGTAGAAGTTATTGTTATAGGCGGTGGAGGTGGTGGTGGAGGAGTCGGAACAGGAGCTTCAAACTTCGCAGGAGGTGGAGGAGGTTCTGCTGGAAATAGAGCTGTATTTAATGCTTCTGATTTATCCGCTACTGAAACTATTACAATAGGTGCACTAGGTGCTGGAGGTGTTGCTGGAAGTAATGCAGGTACTGCTGGTGGGAACTCATCTTTCGGTTCTAAATTATTGGCTTATGGAGGTGGTGGTGGAGCTGGAGCTGCGGCAAGTACTAATG